CGGACGGCACGACTGGCCCGCAGTCAGACAAGATAGGCATCCGTGTCAACGGGGAAACCAAGTGGTACTGGGTTGGCGACCGGATGCTGATTGATTCCCTGGTTATGACTAACGATATAGACATGCCGTTCCTGGGCCTTCAAGCATTGCCTGCTCAATTGTTAAGAGAGTTGATCACCAAGGACCCCGGCTTCATGGTCGCCAATATGTTAAGGGATACGCTGTCGGCATGGACGACATCGGGCGTTGACATCGTGCCGGTTGTCGGAACCTTGCGCGGCTTTGGAGAAGCCTTGATGGGCACTACGAGTGCCTCTGCTCTGGCAGGTGCCGGTGTTGTCGGAGGCTATGACTTCAAGGGCGACACTAGCAGCGTGTTCAAGGCATTCAAGAAGCACCAGAAAGAAGGGGCTCCCATCCGTTTGCGCGATGCGCCGAGCCGCTTGTGGAGGGCCTGGGATAAATTTGCAGGAGCCTCCGACACCTCTACCAGAATTGCGGTTTACAACAGTGTTCTGAAGGAAACAGGCAACGAAGCGCAGGCCGTACAGGAAGCCCTGGAAGTCATCAACTTCTCCCGCAAGGGGGCAAGCGCGGCGATGCGTTACATGACTGCGATCATTCCGTTCCTTAACGCCCGTGTTCAGGGCCTTGATGTGCTGCATCGTGGCATGAGGGGAGATGTGACGACTTGGAAGAGGCAAGCCAGAAAGGTGAACTTCTACTGGCGTGCTGCCACCATCGTTACTTTTAGCGCAGGCATTTACCTTTTCAACTCACACAGCGATGAGGAAGAGAACCCGTGGTATCACAACGCACCTGAGTACATTAAGGACAATTACTGGATCATCCCGCCGACATGGGTGGGCATGAGCAAGAACGCTCCCGCCATCCGCATCCCCATTCCGTTTGAGGTGGGGGTCATGTTCAAGGTTGTTCCTGAACGCATAATTCGCCTGATTGATGGATCATCTGATGGCAGGGAAACATGGGATGCGATACTGCGTCATGGTGGCACCACCCTGAACTTCAACCCGACACCACAGTGGGCGTTACCTGTCCTTGAGGGGGTGGCTAACTATAGCTTCTATAGAAGCCAGCCTGTGGTTGGCTACTGGCAGGGAAAGAATGAAGGCTGGCTTGCTGATCCTGAGTTCACCTCTCCATTCGCGATCATGCTGTCGAGGGCCGTTGATGAGGCAGGCGGAAGGTTGAGTGCGCAGAAAGTTGACCACGTCTTTCGTGGATATGTCGGCACTCTTGGCAGCTACGCTCTGATGGCTGCCGATTCGGTTGGCCGTGTGGCGGCTGGGTTGCCAGAGAGAGAGGCCAGAAGGCTGGATCAGTGGCCTGTGTTGGGCCGTTTCTTGCAGGAGAACCAAGGCCGAGGGCCTGTTCAAACTTTCTATGATCTGTATCAGGAACTGGATATCTTTGTTAACACCCTGAACAACCTGAAAAAATCAGGAGATGTTGCGGGAGAGGATTATTATGTCAGGTCGAGAGAGAACCTTGCGGCCAACGCTGCCTATATCAAGGAACTAAAGAGCCAGCTTGATGAGATGAGGACGTTCCGTAAGCAGGTCAAGCAGGATAGGTCTGCGACCCCCCGTCAGAAACGCGAGGCTCTGGACGAGATTGACCGGCTGTCAAATGAGATCGTGCGAGGGGTCCGGACATTACGCACACAGGCATTGACCAGACAATAATCGATTGGAGTAGTCCCCGCGAAACAGGCCCAAGACTAAATCAGCTTGAACTCAGGATTAAAAAAGAAATGAATAAACGACTGATTATTAAAGCATCAATCATCATAGCTCTTGTAGTCATCGTAGTGATTGGAATCATACTGATGACAAATAACATGAGATGCGTCCCTCCTTGTGTTTAGATGAAGGAGGGATTAACCGCCCATGAAAAAGCCACGATGACATGGCGGTGGACGGCACTAATAATATATCTGCTGATATGTTTCTACGACTTTATGTTCGTGCCTATATGGTATGGCCTTAACCGGCCCGATATAAGCCTGTTCATGGAAATAATAAATAGCACTGAAGAACCGATGGTACAGATGGAATTGATGAAGAAACTCACCGGCCAGCACAGTCCATTCACCCTTATGGGTGGCGGATTATTCCACCTCGCCTTTGGGGCGATACTCACCGGGTCTGCTTTTGCTTCGAGGAAGTAATACGAGGGTCGTTAGGCGATAAGGAGGAGGCCGTGGCAGCAAAGAAGGTAGACAAGAAATGGATCAAGAAGGCCATCAAGAAGCCTGGAGCTTTCAAGGCCAAGGCCAAGAAGGCTGGCATGTCCACCAAGGAATATGCCGCTAAGGTTCTGAAGAAGGGCTCCAAGGCGTCACCTAAAACCAAACGTCAGGCGAACCTCGCGAAGACGTTGTCCAAGATGCGCCGTGGTTGACCTTCCCAGGCTGCGCGAAGTCCTTGAGCGTGAAGAGGGCGTCAAGTACGAGGTCTATCTGGACCATCTTGGATACCCGACTTGCGGCGTGGGACATCTCATCATCTCGGGAGACGATGAACACGGCTGCGAGGTAGGCACGCCGGTAAGCGAGGAGCGGGTCGCCGCTCTGTTCAAGGCAGACCTGAAGGTCGTCGAGGACGATTGCTGGGAACTGTTTGACTACTTTGAATATTTGCCAGAAAATATTCAACTGGTCTGCGCTGCTATGGCATTTCAGTTAGGCCGTGGCAGGCTGTCTGGGTTCAAGAAATTTCGTGCCGCGATTAGCGAGGGCCGGTGGTCTGACGCAGCGGATGAGATGATTGACTCGAAATGGTATCGGCAGACAACTGCAAGAGCAGAGAGAATGATTGCGCTTGTGAGAGAATCAGTAGAAGAGGAAGAGAAGAAATGAAAGTTGACGCAGGAAGAGCATGGAACTGGGTGTCCGGTAGAATTTTAGAGCCATCAAGTTGGGCGGCGGTAGCTGCTGTGCTGATAGGTCTGTCACTCATGCTGACCATAACCTGGATGATGTGGGTTGGGATTGTTGTGGCGGTCGGCGCTCTTGTTATCAGGGAAAGAGGCGATGGCTAAGGCTGACACGGTCAAGGTCGTCGAGACCTCCCGTGAGTACGAGCTTGCCGTATCTGATCTGGTGCCCAGCACCGGAGATGAAGAGCGCACTTGGTATAATCAAGTGTCTGGACTGCTCGACAAGTTTCGGGTGATCCCGCGCCTGATCATGCTCGCGTACATTTACGCATTCTACCAATCCACACTGTGGTTTATGGCTTTGCCTGATCCAACCAATGCGCAGGCTGCATTCATCTCGACCATCGTGGGCGCAGGCGCTGCGTTTTTTGGGCTCTATGTGGGCAGGCCCGGATCAGCGCTGCCCAAGGGACGTAAAAAATGATCACCCTTCTCGGCAGCCTGCTTGGGTTTGGAACATCTATTGTTCCGGAAATACTTGGGTTCTTCAAACAGGGGCAAGCCAACAAGCAAGAGCTTGCGATGTTGGAGGCCAAGGCTAAATATGCGGAGGCGTTGTCTTCTATTAAGTTGGAAGAACTGGAGGCTAAGGCCGACATCGTTGAGACAGAAAAGCTCTACGAGCACGACATGGCGTTGGCAGCACGGGGCGGTTGGATCGTTTCGTTGCAGGCCAGCGTCAGGCCCGTCATCACTTACCTTTTCATGTTCACATTCCTGGCGGTAGAGGGCGGCATCGTCTACAGCCTGATGACAACCCAAGGCGCTGACTGGGTCACCGCGCTTCAGGCCGTATGGACGGATGAAATGATGGCAATTTTTTCTGCCATCCTCAGCTTTTGGTTTGGAAATAGAGCGATGTCAAAAGCCAGAGCAGTCATCGGTAAGAGTTGAGGGATATGAGTGAACGTGGATATCAATTCTTTCATCAGACTGTTCGAGACAGTTGGATATCCTGTTCTAACCGCGCTGGCACTCGGATATTGCCTGTTCTGGTTCATGCGCTGGCTCGTTGCACGATTCACCAAGGACCTGCAAAAAGAATATGATCACCTGCACAGGGAGCTTGACGATTTAAGCAAAGAGATAACGGAAAGCAAGGTGATGCTTGTCCGACTCATCGACCGGGTGCGTCTGCTTTCAGAGGAAGTTTACGCGCATGACGTGGTGGCCAGGACGGTCTGGGGGCTCAACCCGCGAGCGGATCGATCCCGAACGAAGGCAGAGCGAAGAGAGCAGCTTGAAGATGAGCTAGCAGACATTGGAAAGAACGGGGTTCCATCCGACATGCGAAGCAAGCGCACTCCATCGGACGACACCGGATGATATCGGATGATATCGGATGAAACTGTATGTTGTGCCTGATGGACATCGTAACACACGATGTGCTAGTGTGATGGCTCTGATGTCACCTCATCAGGTTGGTTGATAAATACACCTCCCGTGGAAGGGCCGGATTAGTCACCCGGCCCTTTCATTTTTGGGCCTCATTCTCAGGCTTTTTCCCTTTCTCAAGAGCAGCTTCGATCTTACCTGCGA